AAGATTGATAAAAAAAAAAGAAAGAGTGTTAAAGATATTATCTTAAATGTTGTAGATGTATTTTATACCACTCATCATAAGAGTGTAGATAATTATATCCAAACTTTGGATTTTCTTTAACTTCTATACTATCTGTGTGATTGTATCTATATAATAGTTTCTCTTGTATATCATCATACTTCTTTAACTCTTTCTTAATACAATCCTTACAATAGGTAGATAATTTATCTAACCTATCGTTATTATAATCAGGATTATATTTCTTTCCACATACAATACATTTTCTTATCATTTATATCACTCTCTCTCCCATATATATTTACCTATATCGTAATCATCACTTGTTTTCTCACTACTATCTATATCTGTATTACTCATATCAGTGCATCTAATAGGATATTTATATAGATTGTTTATAATTGGAACAGGTAAATCTATATAATACTTACCAGATTGTAACTCTTTTATAATAGATATTATATAGTTAGGATTATATTTAGGTGTTGCCCATACTTTATCATATGCTTGATAAGTATAGTAACATCTATCTTTAATACTATCTATTAACTCTTTAGTATGCTCTTTATTATGCTCCTTATCATGTAATATACCCCAAAGAACACTATATAATTGTGGAGATATTTTATCCTTATATCTTTTAAAGTTATATTTCTTATCCCTTATTAAGAATAATATATCCTTTAATAATAGTATTGCTTCTTCACCAGATATACATTTATATGTTCTCACTTTATCCTTATGCACTATCTTATCTATATCTATTGTCCACATTTCTATTGCTCTTTTATATCCGATACCTGTAATATATCCCTAAGTAGATAGTATTTTAGATAGAAACCTTCTGGATATTATATCTATATCATTATATGTCTTACTATCCTGTCGTAATTCTGTTTTCTCTATACCTTTTAAATGTAGAAAGGATTTAGGTAGAGTATCTATATTATATTCTGATATGCTACCAAAATTATTATCCTTCTTTCTCATTATATTTCTACCTGTTCTTGTATTACCTTTTATATCGTTACCTATCTTACCATATTTAGTGGTAAACTCAATAGGATTTAATTTCTGTGCTTCATTATATCTATCTAATGGTATAGGTAATTTAAATACTACCTGTTCCATCTCTATATTATTTTCTTCCATATATTCTTCTTCATTACTATTCATTTAACTCACCCAACCTAACCTATTATTACATAGGTATATTCTTTTATATTCCTTATTACTAATCTCATATAGAGATTGTTCGTCACTTGCCTTATTTATTGATGGTTTGCTTTTATTACTCATCTTATCACCAATCCTGTTAGGTGTTCAAACTACTTAAACCTTTCGTTTCTGGTTCTATATAATCTTAAGTAAAGATATAATTTATATATCGTTATATAGCATCTCCCACTCCTATATAATCTAATGGTATAATCGTTTTATCGTTATAAAAATGCAAGTATATAATGAGGAAATATATTCAGAATATTATGGATTTATTTTTATATAACCCCATGCATATATATACAATAATATATAGCAAACGTATGCCTGGAAATATATCTTTTTATATCTGTTGATATGTATATATAATAGGGTTTTTATAAATGGTTTTTTATTTAAATATAGGCCATTATAATAAGGTTAGTATATTAATTAAAGCATTTAAGCTATATTATAATAACTATAATAAAATAATAATAAAACAACTTAGTACTATATATATATAATTTTATATAAAGACTATTAACCTTATCCTTATATATTAATAACTTTATATCGGGATTAATATTTAATTCAGATTTATATAATTGCTTTTTATAATTTTATATGGATATTAATAGATATATAATAAGAGTTTTATATTAGATATGCCTATATAAATATCTATTTAGATATACTTTTATATATATATGGCATTATTTATATTTTAATCCGCTTATTATAATCCTTAGCATGGTTAGGTTTAACATGGAGTATGTTAGCATTTAGCATGGGGTATGCTACCTTTTATCATGCTCTGTGTTATCTTTAAGCACGGCATAGTATAGCATGTAGTATGTTAGCTATTGTCATGAGTATGTTAAGCATAGGCACGATACTATTTAGCATGCAGCATGTTAGTGTGTATCATAGTAGTATGTTAGCATATGGCATGGGATAGTGTGGCATGTCAGCTTGTAGCATGGGGGTCCCATCTCGTTGCTACAGTGTAGCATGCTAACAAGAATCACGGGCGAGGGACTACCCAGACAGAGAGTAGCATGCATGACAACCTCTAGCATGGGGGTCCCGCATCTCCCCACTTTCCCCCTGATCCGTGCTAACACGTGACACGGAGGATCTTCTCGAGGGGACTGCCATGTCATAGATTGTCACGCAAACTATATAAGTAAATACGTGTTATAGGGTATTATGTCATCAATAAAGGAAGTGGAGCAAATGCTCTTAAAGTTAGGGAGTATGCTCGAGGAAATAAAAGCAGAAGAAAAACCAAAGAGAAAAACAATAACCAAAAAAGAGAATAAACCATCTATTACAAAGGTAGAAGAACACACAGTTAATGATATACCCGATTTGTTATCTAAAATGAGTAAAACAGAATGTATTAAAAGATTCGGTTTACTTAAAGGTAATCCTACCGATAACCCTTATAAATTTGTCGGTATATCTAAATTCTTCGATGATTACAACATAAAATTAACTGGTTATCAGAGAAAAAGTTTTACCTACGGTAACAAACATATTATCTTTGAAAAACAGTTAAAGGATGAGAACAAGAAAACAGTAAACAAAGTTAAAAACAATTGTGTCAATTATATACAGGATAAAATATCAAACATTCCAGATAAAAACAGATGGGGGAAAGTTATGACATCTACACAAAAAGATAAAATAGAGAATTCGCTAAAAAGCGAAATAAAAAGATGGGGTTAATATTCCCCCATTTTTATTTTTTTAGGGCGATAATATGGACGAGAAAACACACAAAATTATGAACTATCTTTTATTAAAGTTAAAAGATAATAATAATTAAATAATATTTTTTTTATTTTAATCTTAATATCTTATTTTATTTATATTATTCATATTTATTTAAATATTTGTATTTTATTATTAATATTTATTCTTATTTATATTTAGATTTATATATAAATGACGTGCTATGCTAACTTGTAGCGTGCTAACACTTGTCATGCCAGTCCCCTGAATAACTATAACCGAGATCAATGCTAACATATGACACGGGGGGACTACCCTGCACCATGCTAACACTTCTCACGGGGGTCCCCACAAAATTGATCTGGGGGGATTGCCATGCTATAGATTGTCATAAAATAAATAGATAACTATATATACCCCCTATCCTATTACTATATATGACAAAAAAGGAGGTAAAAGATATGGATATATCCGACCGTAAGGAGACCGCAGACCATGTAGAAATAAGAGAACAACTACCAAAATTCAACCATGATTCAACTTCAACTCTTGGCGCTCTTGGAATTGATGCAATAAAATTCACGGAAAAGCGCAATAAGATAGCATCACAAATATTTTCCCCAGAGAATGACAAACCATCCAAACTAATGGAAATGGAAGAAAAAATCTTCACAAAGCGAGAATTACTGTTCTTATTTCATGAAGCATTGATGCGAAAACGTTAAACAACCATGACACACTTTCCCCTGATAATGATTGTCATGGATGAATCAGGGTCTAAAATCCTTTTTTATTTATATTTATTATTAAATTTTAATCTTGTTTATTCTTATCTTTAAATATATTTACTTTTATTTAGGATTTTTAATTTTATTTATTATATATTAGTGTTTTTATATTTTTATTTTTATATATATGGTGATCTATGGTAGCAGGTAGCATGCTAACGTGTGACATGGGGGTCCCTACGGGACTACCCCGGTCCATGCTAACATGTAGCACGGTAGGATCCAAAAAAAAAAGAATAAGGTTATTTATTCTTCTAAAATTGGTATATACAATTTACTTCTAGTGGGTAAATCTTTTATATTAACCCATCCATCTATAGTATATCTTTCAGCAATTGGTATTTTATTTATTTTCTTTAATCTTATTTGGTATATTTTAGGTTTTCCGATTCCTTTATATAATGTTTGATATACTAAAGCTCTTATTGCGTATTCTGTTCTTTTTACTATTTTAGCAATATCTTTTATTTTTTCCCCGCTATTAATCATTATAGCAATGTCATAATAATCTTGTGTTGTATAAGGTTTGCTATGGTTTTCTATTGGACAAATACCAGCGTCTTTATGTGATATATATCTTTTTTCTTCTGTCATTTTATTCACCTATTTTGTTTTTATTTTCTATTTCTCTTATTAGTAATTCAGCATTCACAATAGATTTTAAAAACTTTAAATCATCATAATCTAATGTTTTAATATTTTCTATTATCTTACTATATTCCTGTGTTGTTATTTCTTTCATTTTCTCACCTATTTAAAGTATTAAAGATGGTGGTTTTATTCTACCACCGTAATAAGTTTATTTAACCAATAGTGTGCGGTTGTTTTTAAGAATCCTTCTAGGTTTGATATATCGTTATTGGATGTATCCCCATCTATATGATGAGTGACTAAATTAAATTGTCTATAAAGTTTTAAACCATGTTCGAATGATTTTATTAAACCTTTTTCGTATGCGTCAATTACTGCAATCAATTTAGGATAAGATATTATAGTATCCTTATCGTTTATGTGACACTTTAAGAAAAATCTATTCTTGTTATTAAAGAATAAGTAATTATTTTCTCTAGGTTTAACATATTTACTTATATGTTCAAATTCACCAGCGTTTAATTTTACATATCCATCTATTTTGGTTATTTTATCACCATTATTAAGTATAATCTAAGAGTATATAAGTATATCGGTTTATTGTATTTATGGGGTAAGTATTGTCAATTATACAATATCGGTTTTTATACAATCTAATTTTATTTATTTATCCCTATAAAAGATCAATGTTAGCATGTAGCACGATTAACTATTGTTAATCAACATAAACAAACCTTGTTTATTGTTAGCATGGGTCATAGACGTGCTTAGTTACTCCCCAAAACTATAACGTAACCTCCTAACCTAACCTCCTACCGCCCCCCCTAACCGCCTGTATAAGCAGTGCATTGGGGTTAAAAAGCCTCCCGCTTAGTGTATATAGGGGAGGTAAATTTGGTGCTATAACGTATAAGTGTGTACTGCCACTAGTATATAAAGGTTTCTATTGCTTCTCGAAGGGAATTTTTTTTATAAAACAAACTATTCAACATATAATATAATTGAGAAAGAGTAATAAATAACTTTAAATACTTTTAGTTCGTAATATTATTTAATACTTACTATGCTTATGTCAAAGAGGAGTCGCAAGCTAAGCGGGGTAGTCGGTGGGAATATATATTTGTTAGGATGAGATATAATGACAAAAGAGAATAAGATTGTAAAACACGAATTGGAGTCAGAAGTTAATGATTTGTTAGACAATGGATATAGTGTATACAAGATTTCTGATTTAATAAAAAATAAATATTCGGATAAAAAGGACCTTAGAAATATATCTCCTATGAGTATACAGAGATATAAGGATACTAGGAGCAAAAGGGAACTAATAGATATTGAATCTGAAGGTAGAGATCCTACAGATATTATAACCAAACAATTCATGAATGCTACAGAGGAGTTTCTTGATGAGGTTAAATTTTTGACTAAGGAATCTAAATTATTGTATAAAGAGGCTAAGAAAGAAGGTACACTTATAGATAGAGCAAAGATACTAAAAGAATTAAGAGATAATATCAATCAAAAGCAAAAGATATGGGAATCTAAGATGAACTATGGAACTAGACAGATGAGGAATTTAGGAGACATAAATCAGAAAAAGGTACAGAATCTAAACGTGATAATGATTGATATAGCTAATGATTTGTGCCCAGATTGTAGAATGAAAGCATTAAATAAATTAGCTAAACTTGCAGATTAATTATGTAGAATCTTATGTGAATACAACATATAAAGGAGGATATAATGCCTAAGAAAAAAGCAACAAAGTTAGTAAAAACCTATAATCCTTGGATTTCAGTGAAGAAATTCTTTACTGGTTTAGCAATGGCAGGTATACCATTTATAATCGCTTATGCTATACAGTTTCTAGAGACAGAGGAATTTCCACCTGAATACGCTTCTGTATTAGCTATACTAATAGGTTTTTTGCATCTGTTAGCTAACCTAGTAAAACACTGGAATGATGTTGAAGAAGTTCCAGTTTAATTGTTAGACTTATGACGAATCTCATGACTCGATAAATAGTTCGTTGATTTCGATAAACCCATGACTCCGTATAGAGCCATACCAAGAGGTTCTTTGGATTCGGTGAAACTGTCAACTCCTATATTAATCGTGAGAGCTAAAAGCACGAACCAATGTGGTATGTAATTATATGTGATAAAATGAAGAGAAAAATGGATTTAGACAAGTGGCTTTCTGATGCTGCTAAGTGGGTATTACCATTCTTTGGTATACTATTTATAGCACAGAAAATATTGGGTCTATCATTCAGTTTTGGTTTCTCCTTCTAGGGTAACTAAAACTTTATAGATCTTTATAATTTTATGTTTACATGTTTATTTTATTTATTAAATTATGCAGGAAAGTCTTAAGGTATTAAAGTATTCATTGGATCCCATAGCATTCATAAAAGAAATCCTAGGTTTACAGTGCAAGGATTTCCATAAGGAATGGATAGAACTATTCGAAAACAATAAGTATGTATCTCTTCTCGCTCCAAGAGGTCACGGTAAGGAATTAGCAGATTCTACTCCTATATTGACTCCTAGTGGTTGGAAAACTCATGGAGATTTAAAAATAGGAGATTACGTATTTCATCCATCAGGAAAACCAGTAAAAATCATAGGTACTAATAAAAAATTACCAGCAGATTATGTTGTGGAGACAAGAAATGGAGAATCTATAAGGTGTCATGCAAATCATGAGTGGTATGTGTATGATAGAAACCTTAAAAGATTTATCATAAAAGAAACAAAAGATATGGTTGGGGAGTGGAATAATGGTACCCGCTCAAGATATCAACTTTCAAATATTAAGGAATTAAATTTCAATAAAAAGGAATTACCTCTAGACCCTTATTATATAGGGTTATGGTTAGGTGATGGAACAAGCACAGATTCGTCTATAGTATGTAGTGAATCTGATATAAGTACAATAAATTCGATACCATATAAAAAATCTTATAAATATATACATCCAAAAACCAAAGTATTAAAATTTGGTTTTGCTAATAATGGTATTATAGAGAAATTAAGATTATTAAATTTATATAATAATAAACACATTCCAAATATATATCTTCAAGGAAGTGTAGAACAAAGATTAGAACTATTAGCTGGATTGATAGATTCTGATGGAAGTTTTAATAAGAAACGTGGAAGATATAGATTTGTTAATACGAATTACAATTTAATAAAAGGAGTAGAGGAATTATGTATTGGTCTTGGATTAAGACCATATATAACTAGTCAAGAACCTCACTCAAATGGAAAAGGAATTGATGGTAAATTAATAACATACACTATTAATTTTAATAATAATATAAAAATACCTACTAGACTCAAAAGGAAAAGAGATGGTAGAGTACCTAAAGAAAATAGAATTGGAATAATATCTGTCAGATATGAACCGAATGGAGAATTGGGAAATTGTATTCAAGTAGATTCTGATGATGGTTTATATTTAGCAGGAAAGAAATTAATTGTAACTCATAATTCAGTAATGATAGGAGCCTATCTAACTTGGCGTATAGTTAAAGACCCTAACATAAGGATACTTACAATAACTATTAACCAAGACAAAGCGAATGAAATGATGACTCTAGTGCAACGCGCGCTGGAGGGTAATGAAAAATTAATTGAGATTTACGGTCCACAAAGAGGTTATACTGATTGGTCACGCTCTACACTAAGAGTGCTAAGAGCTGGCAAGACTGGTATAGCCCATAAGGAGCCTACATTCTCCGTATTGGGAGTAACGGCTTCTATGGTAGGTGGGCATTATGATATAATAGTTCTAGATGATATAACTGACCATAATAACTCTAGGACTGAGCATAGAAGAAAAGAGTTAGAGAGTCTCTATAATATGACTGTCACTCCTATGCTTGAACCTAATGGTCAAATAATATCTGTAGGAACAAGATGGCATGAAGCAGACATACACAGTTACTTTAGAGGATTGAATAACTATACTTGCAAATTATATAAAGCGATATTGGACGAGGAATCAGATCCACCTAAAGTACTATGGCCAGAACAATGGCCTTATGATAAATTGATGCAAAGAAAAACTGGTATGGGGTCTCTTAGTTTTGAGATGCAATACCAGAATGAGATTATATCTAGTGAGGATTCTCCTATAAAAAGAGATTGGGTCGAATACTCAATCCAGAATTATAAGATGATACCACAACCATTTGATGTATATATGGGTGTGGATTTGGCATCCAAGGGAGAAGAATCGGATTTCTTCTCTATCACCATGATAGGAGTTCATGAAGGTAATGTATATGTACTAGATGGACTTCGTACTAAGGCATCCTTATTTAGGCAATTCGAATTGATAAAATCATTCGATGCCAAATGGCAACCTGTTAGAATAGGAATAGAGCAGGCAGCACAACAAAAAATGATAGTGGACCAACTTACTGAGTCCACAACTTTACCTATAGTTCCTATTAAATCTTCAATAGTAAATGATAGAATGTCTAGAGTACAGAGATTATCTGTACTATTTGAAACTGGAAGAATACTCCTAAATCCATCAATGATGGATTGGGCAAATGAGTTAATAGTATTTCCCAGAGGTTCTAATGACGATACATTAGATTCTTTATGCTTTGCAATCCAAGCATCTCATCTAGAGGACGAGGAAAGCACGATAGATTGGAATGAGGTAGCGAGCATGATAACCACCAAAAAAACTGTAGGTAATAAACCTCATGTGAAGAACTATAAAATTACAAAATTGTAAATGGAGGAGAAATCCGTGGAAGAAATATTTGTAGGTTCAAAAGATATATCTAGGTATATAAGCGCATGTTTCTATTCTCTAGGTAAGGAAAAGGATATTAAGATAGTAGCAAGAGGAAATAACATAAAGAGAGCTATAGATATACTTGCTATACTTGTTAGAGATTATCTCGAGAATCCTATATACGAAATAAAGGTCGGTAGCGAACCTTTCGAGAAAAGAAATGTCTCTACAATTGAAATTACTCTATCAGGAACAAAAAAGGGTAATTTAGAAAAATTAAATAAGTAGATATAATGGGATTATTGGATAGTTTTCGTTCTAGATTAGGTTTAGGTAGACCTAGAAGGTCCATATATTTGGATGAGAGAGGCAATCCTAAAACTATAATAGCTACTGGAGAGCAGAAAGGAGGTGGAATGTCCTCCTCCGAAAGAAGCGATGCTACTCTTAAAAAGTATTGGGATTACTATAATGGAGAAGGAACTATATTCGCTTCCATAAACACAACTGCATGGAATACTATAATGGTGGGTATTTATCTATCTTCAGAGAATGACAATGCCAAAAAATTGATTCAAGAATATCTAGACAGATTGGATTTGGAATCTGTATTGTTGGATAACACCATATACGCTTTAGTATACGGAGACTCGTTTATAGAGATAGTTAGGAAGGGTAAAGAACCTTCTTATCTAAAGACTGTAGATCCCACTACAGTAGTAATAAATTTCGATAAGTTTGGCAATGTGGAATCATACCAACAAAAAATACAGGGTCAACTTCAAAAAACTCTACTAAAACCAGAGGATATAATCCATTTGCGATTCTTTCCAAAACCATCTACACCATATGGTATATCTCTTATAGAACCATCTAGAGACACTATAGACAGAAAGATAACTACAGATGAGGCCATATCTAACGCAATTATACGGCATGGTACATCTAAATATCTAGTGAAGGTAGGTACTCCTGAAGAGATACCACCAGCATCTGTATTTACAGATATAAAGAACGAATTGGAAGATATAACAACTACCAACGAGTTTATAGTTCCAGGTCTAATAGATATAACTTCTATAGATGAAAAGGGCATTCCAGGTGTAGAGGATTACTTTACATTATTCCAGACCCAACTTATCATAGGATTATTGTGTCCAGAAGAAGCTTTGGGTCTTGGAAGAGGATCTACAGAAGCCACATCGAAGGTAAAAGAGATAATGTATGAGAGAATGATACGCTCATTCCAGATGAAGATATCCAATCAGTTAAGAGTAGAGCTTGTAAATCCAATTCTAGAATCTAATGGATTTGATCCCAACATAGTGAAGGTAAGGTTCAATTCAGTTACTGATGCTGATGAAGCGGTTAAGGCCAAATGGTTGGGTAATCTACTAAGAGGATATCCAGAGGGTCAGAAACCATTTTCCATAAACGAGGTGCGTGCCCTATTTGGTTTTGCACCAGTTAAGGAGGAAGATGTAGAGGAGGAACCAGAACCTGAATCAGGGAAAAAACCAGAACCAGAAGAGGAGGAACCTGAGAATGAAGAACCAGAAGAGGAACCTGAAGAGGAAACAGAAGAGGAGAAACCCAAAAAAGAGTCTATAAGTGATGTTAGAAGAGACATAATAAAGTTGAAAAAGCAAATAAGTGATATGAAATTTGATATAGAGGATATTATTGATGAAAAAGAAGAGTGAGAGAAATCTACATTCTCCACTAATTCCGTTTAAGTACGATAAGAAGGTATTAAGTAAGTCTACAGATGTAAGAATATATAGAGATACAACACTTCTAACTGTTGGTGAGTATGCAGATTCAATGTCACCTGCTCCTGTGGTATATACAGAGCAAGCATTGAAGGATTCAGCAACTAATTGGTCTTCTAACTATCTAAATGTAGACCACTCATTTGAAGTACAGAAACGATTGGGATTCATAAAGAATGCTTATTGGAGAGATGGCAAGGTAATGGGGGATTTGTACATATTCCCAATAACCCAAGCAGCTAAAGATACAATAGCTCTCATAGATGCTGGTCTGGTTAACTGGTTATCTGTGGAGATTACTACTAGGGATGAGTGGAATTCTGAAGATAACAAACGTTATGCCAATGATATAGAATTCATTGGTGCAGCTGTAGTTTTGTATCCAGCTGATCCACATACTAGGATTAAGAGTTAAATGATATACAAATGTAATTGGTGTGGCAAAGCTATGAGATTAAAATGACTGAAGTAATCTGCTCATTCATAAATAAGTGCCGTAATTATAATAGAGAGTGCGACCATTGTAGATGGAACTCTAACTGTAATTATGGAGATTATCTTGTGTTAAAAACTGAAGATGGTAGAGAAATACACTATCTGGATATGCTATTATGAAGGATAGCAGACTCCTAGTAAAGGGTTGCCCTCTTTGTAGCATCTTCACTGAGAAAAATATATACACAAAGTTATATTGGCCAAATAATATAGAGGAAGTTCCAGAATCGGAGTTTGTTATATTGGATTGCGATACATGTAAGATACCTATGGTTGTGTATGGGGATCATGTGATGTCTCTAACCAAGGAATCGTGGGGTCGTATACTGTATAGATGCAGAAAATTATTCGGAAGTGGTATAACATTGAGGAAAAGTCAGAGGAAAATACTAGACCATCTCCATTTCCACGTATATAATATAGATAAAAAATGAAATTAAAGGATTTATTTGTTGCATTATCAATCGGAGTTCTATTCATATTAGGTTGCTATTATATATACACTGAAGTTATAGGATGGGAGTGGTTATAATGCCAGTCCCAAAACCAAATGAGGATAAAAAAGGGTTCATATCTAGGTGCATCCCTTATGTAAAGAGAGAGCATCCAGATTGGAAACCTGATAAATGCGTTGCAGTTTGTCATAGTATCTGGAGAGAGAAACATCCAAGTGCTAAATCTAAGGATAATTTGGCAATCATATACGAAGCGTTAGAAAATATAAAGAAATCCATAGAGGATATACGTAATTTAAAATAATGTTAATATGTTTAGTGAATAGGTTAGGTTTAGGAAATGGGAACTAAAATTTTTGGTTATGTAAGGGATGACAATACAAAGACTAAAGATGTCCCTGTAGAATGCTATGATGATTGGCATGGACTATTAGTAATTAATGAGGATTATGATAGTCATCAAGTATGGCATGGTAAAGATATTACTATTATTGGTCAGAATATAAATATAGGAACTTCATGGGAAGATTGCTCGAATTTCAATGCTGATAATAATTATTTGACTCAATCAACTGTGATTACGAGTGGGTTGAAAATATCTTCTAATCATATAGGAGATGATTATGAGGCTGGAATCGGAGCTTATGTGGTGAGATTTGATTATTTAGATGGGGACTATAATTCTCAACACAGATATTTACAATTAGACGGAATTACACCAGTTGAGGCATCATACCCAAGTTCAAATGTTCTTAGAATCTGCGATTTGCACATCATAAGAACAAGTTCAACATCCATATGTAATACTGGGGATATAGTCATAGCATCTGGTGGAACTCAATATATGAAGATAACTTCTGGTCAATGTGAGAACCGAAGTGGATATTATTATGTGCCTTCGGGCAAGTCATTGATGATTACAGACCAATTTGCAACTCCAATATTTGGTTGCGACCATGCTATGGGATTCAAGATTGGAATGGAAGAGAGTCATGATTATGTAGGAACTACTTATTATCATGAGCATAAAAGACCAATTGGGCATACGGTTGATACATACACTGTTATGTCACCGAGTCAACTAATAGAAATGCCGTATATGGTTGGGCAAAAGTGTAGAGTTAGATTAAGGACTAAATCTGCAACTGCAGGTGGTTCTGGATTAGTCATGTTACGTGGTTATCTAGTAGATAAACAATCGTGATGATAATGGAATCCGAGAATATCAAGAAACTTGAATCATTAGTTCCTAAATTAAGTGATATGGTTCTGAATGTTTGTGATAGAAACCATCATGTTGAGTATAATGTAGAAAATGGATTCTGTATAGGATTTCCATTGTTAAATAATGATAAAATAGCTATACAACGAGCATTCATTAGTAAGGGTACTTACTTTGGTGAGCATAAACATGAAGACTCTGTTGAAATCTTTGTCATCTTTAAGGGTAAATTCAAATTGCTAGCTGGAGATAATGAAGAAATATTAGAAATCGGAGATTGTGCAAGAGTGGAGAAGAACACACTGCATGATGGATACGCAATAGAGAATACAGAAATGATATGCATCACAGTACCATCGGAGGAGGGTTATCCGAATGTCTAATGGTAATACCCCAGCCATTAAAGGAAATACTTGGTTAGAGTGGAGTCAGCACGTTATAAAGGAACTAAAGAGACTTGGGGATGAGACAGTAAAAATTAATGAAAAATTGGATAATCATCTTCAACACACTGAAAAGAGAATTACACAAATAGAGACTACACTCAAGAACCTTAAGTGGATTCTTGGCATTCTGTTTACATTTGTGTTGGGCACATTTGGTGCTGTTATGATAACTTTGATATAAAATGTCTAAATTAAGTGATTTAAATTTCCAACCAATACTTAATGTGGAAGGAAAACACTATCTTATGCAATTAACACCTATAGATGAAGATGCTCCAATAAAAGAGGATGAATCTACTAAAGTCCCATTTACTCTACGAGGTAATATCCAGATAATAGAGAAAACCAAAAAGGATAGAATCATAGCTGGATATGCTAATGTGGCAGTTGTAGACCAAGAGGAGCAGTTTATACCTATAGAAACTCTGGAAAAGGGTATGAAATCCCTATTGGATGACCCTCATTATTCTAATCTTATGTTAGTACATAAAAACATTCAGATAGGTAAGATTATAGAGTCCTATGGAGACTATGAGACCAAAGTTGATGACAAAGGATTATTCATAGTAGCAGAGATAAGACAGGATATAAAGACTGCTGATGAGATTTGGAATTCTATCTTGGATAAGGAGCTAAATGGATTCTCTATAGGATGCGAAGTATTACTATCACACGAAGAGTGTGACGATGAGAAGTGTATTGTTGTTTTGGATGAGATTAATATATTTGAAGTATCTGTATGTAGTGAACCAGTTAATCAAAAGTCAGGTTTTATTATAATATCAAAATCCAAATTTGATGATGTATGTAATGAATGTGAAACCAAATTGAATAAAATGGTAAAGAAAAAGAACAAATCAAATGAAGAATCAGAAGAAGCAAAGGAGAAGTCTGAGGACCAAGAAGTAGAGGAAGAGGAGAAAACTGAGGAAACTAAAGAGGAATCTAAACCAGAGGAGCAAGAGAAGAGCGAGGATAATCCAGTCCTTGAGAAGTTAGCTGAACTAGAGCGCCAAATAGAAGCCATACAGGGAGTAATACAGCAAATGGCTAAAAAACCAGAGGATGAGGAAGAGATGCCAGAAGAGGAAGAAGAACCAGTAGAGGAACCAGAAGAAGAAAAAAAGAAATCTGAAGATGAACCTCCAAAGCAGGAGGAGGAGAAATCTAAAGAGAAACCAGTTGAGACCCCAAATAAAGCTATAGAGGAACTCAAATCTACAATGGAGACCTTAATAGGTAAACTATCTATTCTAGAGGAAAAGAAAGCGATCGAGGAACTTGAATTGTCTATCAAGGCAAGAGATGACCAAATAGAAGCTCTGAAGAAAAAGATAGAAATCAAGGAGAAATCCAAAAAACCAGAGGAAAAACCAGAACCCAAAACAATAGAGGAAGACAAAGAAACTGAATTGGAGTACGACAGTCCGATTCGTGTAGAGAAGGGTATAGTTTACTATGAAGAATAATGTTCTGATGTATCTTTAATGTAATAAATAAAAGGTAATAAATATGGCATTCGTAACTCCGAGTGAGGATATTATAGTATCAGAAGGCACAATGGCTTTTACATACCAAGCATCAGGAGCTATATCTGGAGCTATGCTAGTTAAAATGCAGGGAGATGATAAGGTAGTCAAATGTGCAGGATCAACAGATAATGCTATAGGAGTAGCAGCTTATACTGTAGCAAATGGAGAACAAGTAGCAGTATGGGGACCTGGAAATCTAGTGAGAACATACACAGCATCAGCTAATGTTAGAGCTGGGGATGATGTGTTTGTGGGTAACAATGCAGGAGTAAATAAAGATTTGACTTTAGGTGGTACAGATGTTTGTGTTGGAGTATGCACAGAAGGAACAGTAGCAGCAGGAACAGTTAAAGTTCTTCTTAAGTAATTAATATTTATTTTTTTTTAGTATGTTTTAATGTCAAATAATAATGTGAAACAATATGAGTAAGTTAACTAAATTGTTAGAATTCGGATTTGCAGGAAATGCAGAAAGAACTAGAATGCTCGGCAAACAAT